ATGACTTGGAGTACACCGACAGATAAAAAGTTACAGGATCAATGTAAAGAAGCTGCAGCAACTCAGATTGCATTACAACAACAGTTGACTGCAAATAAGCGCCTTGATTTTGAGATCGCCAGGCTTAAGAATTGTGGCGAATTAATGCAACGTGGAATATATTTTAAACCTGGGACAGAAATGGCAAAGATTTGTGCGGATGTGATGGTGGTTGGTAAAAATACTATTACACCACATCGTCACAATATTCCCCAAGTTCGACCTATCACTTCTTCTTCATCAACCGTAATGCCCGAATTGCAGCACTCCTCTGACGCTGCTCATCTCGGCGGTCCCGTACAGATTCGACCTTTACGGTCTTCCCCCTAATAGCAGCAATCTTTTTAATAACTTTCTTGACCGTTGGTTTGACTACTTTCAACAGTAAGTCTGCCAACGGTTTTGCTAATAGAGCGGATGTTGTAGCGACCACAGCAATACTAGCAGTAGCAGTTACTACTCCAGGGTTGGGAATATTTTGTACAATCTGATCAGGAATGGTTAGATTCTCAGTCACCATCAAACATTCTTTACCGACCTGTTCATAACCAGTAATCTTTTTGTTACCCTCTAGGATTTTTCCTACAGGGTTTTTTAGTTGTTGTTCTCTAGTGGGACACTTCGGTGGTGGAGGTGTTTCGGCTTGTGTTACTGGTGCTATCTCTGGTTCTGGTGTCGGAGCTACTTTTGGAACAGGTGGCTCGTAGTTGTACTCCAATTCGTCTGGGTTGTAATCAATCGGCCCAAAAGATGGCACACCCGCATCACAAAAAGTCTTTACACCCTTGGGATCATCTTCACCAAGAATACCACTTTTCTCTCTTGTGGTATTTTGTTCATGTGCTTCTACGCACCCAGGCATATTGACAATAGGCACACCAATCTCCACCGTTACTGGTGGAGCAGTGAATATTGCTGAAGGATTTGTTGTCCATCCAGGTGGTTGATAAACCTGAATGTCAGGTATATTCACATCATCAATAGCAATATCACGGATTTCCATCAGCAATCATTAAACACTTCACCTACTTGTGATCCTACTTCAGATCCAACGTTGGTTCCTAACAAAGTTGCCCATCCTGCAGCTAACCATCCGATATATGGAATGTTGATTACAGCGGGAACTGCAACACCAGCAGCAATAGCACTACCTGCCATTGCACCCTGTGACCGTGCTCCAGCGTCCGCCACGATGCACTCTACGTCTTTCGCAGACTTTCCCTCACCGTCCAATACGGCACCTCCTGAACCCATATTACGGGTGCCTTCCATTGTATATTGATCGTAACGAGTCTCGCGACGAACTTCTGTACCACCTCCAAAAAGACCTTTCTTATGTTTATCGGAGGCATGAGTTCTAGATGATTCTAAAACTTTAGGATCATTTGCACGATATTCAATTGTATATCCATCTTTACCTGCCTTAATTTTATAAGACGAGTAAGGAGTATGTGGAATATTGAAGGCAGGTGGTTGATGAACCTCAGGTTGAGGTTTCAGTAAATGTCCCAGAATACCAATGTGAGCAACTCCAACAATTCCACCAACAGTAATAACAAACCACTTCATCGGTTTCATAGTTTTTACCTCTTTCTTGGGTTCTGGATAGTAGTCGCCTGGTTCCTCTTTGGTACTCTGGAATAATTTCATGGCAATCTTACTCCTGAAGATGGCCCTGCCTCACCGAAAGGTACTGCTGGACCAGTTTCTAAAGGAACCAAACCATCCATCAGACCTGGTAGTTCATCAGTGATTGCTCCTGCAACCAGTTCTGTTAGACGTTCTTTCGCTTCTTCTCTCCACGCATCTTGGTTCATAGCAACATAAACACCCCCACCGATGACTGCCAGTGAAGTCAGTCCCGATAGGAGTGCGATAACATTAATTACTTTTTGCATTGTCAAGAATTCGAGTCGTTCCTATTTAGCGTTTGAAGAGCGTCCATAGTGTACAACTCACCATCTTTTAATGTTTCATCATGAAGATCTGCAATGTCTAACAGACCTTCTGCGGAATACCAAGGAGCAGTTTCCCAGTCGAAACCTTCTCCAAAGGTGTTGTCGGCATTAACGATATACCAGTGACAAGATGTGTCAGGGACATCAACAGCACAATGAGACCAATCATCTGACCATTGGGGGACTTGAACCCATAGAGTTACTGCAAACAGAAAATTAAACAAGTGTGCCATGTGTCCTGCGGATTTCACGAAGTTCTTCAAAGTTCTTCTGTTTTGTTCCACCATCATACGCCCAGGCGTATCCCTCGTCAATCATTTGTTCGTTGAGGGACAACTCTGCGTCCCCAATGTATAACCACCCGAGAAGACGACCATACTTCCCAACACCGCCAACAAGCTCAGTCCTAATGACAAGATCATCATCACCAGCGATAGCGCCGTCCAGTTTCTCTTTGAGCCAGTTTGTTGCGTCGATTCCAAGGGCTTTCTCCTCTAGGTCTCTCGTTCTTTTCTCTGGCGTATCCACACCAGCAACTCTAACTCTCTCTTTTTTATAAAGGTCAAAACCGAGATCAATTGTGACATCGATCGTATCCCCATCGACGACTCTATTTATTTTCGTCACTCGGAAGTTGTAACAACTCTTCCGACTTGGAGGTGTCATTGCGCCCATTGGTTTTATCGTATCTACAGTTATATAGGATTATAAGGAGAGATATTCCATTTATCTGGGGAAGCATCTCCAGTTTCATATAGTTTTTCTAGGTTTTCTATTGATTTATATTTGATAATAACATTGAATCTATGATCAGATCTAAATGTAGTTGCTCTATGTTTCAATTGAGAATCAAAATAAATTAATCGATTTGGAATTGGTGGGACACCAATCACTTGATCATTTACAAAAAACTCAGTGGATCCTAGATCATTAAAATGCCAATTATCATTAGGATAGTATAAAAATGTAAGATCTCCTTCCTCTTCAGAGTCGGTATGAAAGTATGGAACTTCCTTTGGAACAAATAAATTTACATGCATCCAATATATTTCTCTACCTGGTGCATATTTTTTAGTCGTATCACTAAAAAGTTTATATATTTTTTCATTCTTATAGATGTCTGCAACCATTCCCGTAGGAAGAAATTGACTTGAATCTGCAACTCCATAACGAAATCTAGCGTTCTTACAATAATCCAAAACAAACTTTCGTTCTTCTTCAGTAAGAAAACTATCTTCAGCCGTGATCATTCTCGTCCTCTTCAAGTTCTGCATACGCCATCTTCATAATGGTGTATATGTAATAAGCAACGCCCGATAGAAGAATAACGAGACACCAGATGATTGACCAGGTGACTCCGTTTGGATCTTCCAACGGGCGTAGAAATAAATTCATTGCAGGTATGACAATTACATACCTATTTAATGATCATCTCACATCGTGTCCACCAAACATGGCGCGCATACCGTTTAGAACCTTGGCTGCGAAAGCACCAAGACGGCGCGACTCAAAACGTGACCACAACGCACTACTGATGACAGGAGCGGGTACGCCAAGGTCCACAGCAGCATGGACAGTCCAACGACCCTCCCCACTATCTGAGACGCCCCCAGCGAAGTTACTAAGCTCTCGATCCCTGCGTAGTACATCCGCAGTAAGGTCAAGTAACCAAGACCCAACAACGCTACCGCGCCTCCAACACTCAGCCACTTTAGCAACGTCAATGTCGTAACAATAATCTTTCGGATTCTCCATCGGAGCAACCTCAGCATCGCCCTCTTTAACATAAACTGACCCAGCATTAGCCTCATGCAGGATATTAAAACCCTCGGCGTAGGCTTGCATGATTCCGTATTCGATTCCATTGTGAACCATCTTTACAAAATGACCTGCACCAGCTGGACCAGCGTAGATCCATCCATACTCCTCAGGGTAGAGAATATACCCGTCTGTGTCATTGGTTCTAGGTGCGGCACCGATGCCTGGACTGAGTGCATCAAAGAGTGGACGGCAGGTGGATACTGCAGAATCTGCACCACCAACCATAAGACAGTATCCACGCTCCAAGCCGTAAACACCACCACTAGTACCACAGTCAAGATATTGGATGCCAAGTTTAGCAAGCCTTTCTGCTCTCCGTCGAGAGTCCTTAAAATTGCTATTGCCATGATCAATAATAATATCGCCTTCCACACAAAATGATAGTAACTCATCGAGTGTCTCCTCTACTGTTTCTGCTGGTACTACCATCATATAGACTCCAGGAGATTTTGACTCTTCCTGTGTAAGGGTTCCAACACCTGTTTTTACTACTTGAACAAGGCTTTCCAAAGAAGTGGTATATCCACTGATATAACCCTTTTCATATTGTTCTTCAGCTTTTTTAACATTGTTACGATACCCATGTACTTCGTGTCCTGCTGCAATAAGACGGCGAGACATACCTTCTCCCATCCGTCCGAGTCCAATCATTCCAACTTTCATTTGAATCCTCCTTTCGACTTCGACTTTTTCTTGTTCTTTTTGATATCTAAAACTTGTACTGTACACCCAGTAAAATTACGAACTGTTTCAAACCAGTAAGCTCTCAAGTGATCGTAATCATCAAATAGTAATTCCTTTTCTCCATTGTATGATAGAACGTATTGATGTCTATCATATGGTTTATCCGAGGTTTGTAAAAAGTACCTTGGATCTGTCGGGTCAATAGTGGGCGTCATGCGGGATAATCCCAATTAGTAATTGAATCTGTTTTTTGTTGAGGTCCCCAAGAACCATAACTATACAAATAAGGAATAGTCATGATAGGGCACTTATCTCCCGTGCATAGAAGATCATCAACGATTCTCCAGGATTCTAATACTTCTTCGGAGTGAACGAAGTTGGATTGGTTTCCTTGAATTGCATCATACAATAATTTTTCATACCCGTCAACTCCCAACCAGTCTGGATAACGATGGGTAAGAGTTGCAGTTTCTACGTCATTCTTAAATCCAGGCGCCTTCATATCAATTCTGATATCAAAGTGTGGATGTGGTTGAAGACGCATCACAATACGATCATTATATTCATGTCCACTAAACAACTGTTGTGGAGGAGACTTGAGTTTTACAACAACCTCAACACACTGATAAGGCATTTTCTTACCAGTCATGAAGTGAAATGGAACACCCTCCCATCTCCAGTTATCGATATATATGTCACCTGCAACAAAGGTTGGAGTTTTTGATTCGGGATCTACGCCCTCTTCATCTCTATATCCATTGTACTGACCACAGATTAGTTTAGTACCCAATCTAGATGCAGCAAGAACCTTTGTCTTCTCTCTACGAATCTCTTTAGCATCCATCTTACATGGCGCTTCCATCGCAATCAATGCAAGAACCTGAAGCATATGGTTCTGCAACATATCTCTAACTGCACCTGCAGTCTCGTAGTACTGAGATCTACCCTCACAACCAATGGTTTCGGTTGCATAGATTTGAACTTCTTCTACGTAATTCCTGTTCCAAAGTGGTTCCAACAGAGTATTACTAAACCGAGTAGCAAGTATATTATTAACAGTATCTTTCCCAAGATAATGGTCAATGCGATATACTTGTTTCTCGCGTAAACATCTGCCCACCACTGACTGTAAACTATCAGCAGATTTATAATCGGTCCCAAAAGGTTTCTCAATAATAACTCTGGATCTTTCTTGGTCATCTACAAGTCCCGCTTCTTTGAGATTTTGAATTGCATCTGAATATCTCTCTGGTGGCACTGACAGAAAATAAGTAGTGTCTTCAATAACACTAGATACTGTTTCTGGTGCTGGTTTTAGATTCTTCAAAGTATCTACCCTAGACAAATCTGCACATTGATAGTCTAGGAGATGTAAAAATTCTTCGGGATAATTCCCACCAAGAGATTCAATCCATTGATCTCTAGTTGGTTCCCTCCTTGCAGATCCAACGATTACAAAATCACTTGGAAGTAATTTTTTCTCCCAAAGTTTATGTAATGATGGAATCAATTTACGGCGACAGAGGTCTCCTGTCGCACCGAATATAACAAGTCTACTCATCTATACTGTCCAGGAACATAATCTTCAAACCCCTCACGGAGATCGTCGAGCATCTTTCCATACTCTCGGAACATTCTATCTCCTGCGATGTATTGTCTTTGACGCATCCATACTGCATCAATTAGGAGACGACGTTGCTGATCACTGAGATCCGTGAAACAGAATTGACTCATTTGATTTTACCTTCGTTTAAAAAATATTCAGGGAGTGGACATCCCTTAAAGTTGTTAATTTCGTTGACTGATAACACAAACATTGTTACGAAACCAAGGCAGAAAGCAAAAAGCATCTGGGGAAAATTATAGTTCCCCATATACGCAGTAGGATCTGGTTCATCATCATGCGGATGAAGATGTTTTGAGATTTCCTCTATTCGTTTTTTTCTTTCTTCCTCAGTTTCTTTTTTCATATCAACCTCGGTATCTCCCTGGCCATGTTAATTGCATACCAGATACTAACAAGGAAATGAAAAGAATTATGAAAAATGTTGTCATTTCATAACCTCCTCTTTTACTACTATGTCGCTTACGTCTGGTGGAAATGGTTCACGATCCTTTTCTCTTACAGTTAAGTGATCAGGATCAAGAATTCTCATCGCTTCTGCAAGTTCTTGGAAATGTTGGATCTCATCATTCATGATTCTCCAAATATCCTTATCATTATAATCTTCATATGCAAGATACTTTGCATATGTTTCAGCAGCGTGCATTTCTATTTCGTATGACAAATGGTATGCAGACATAGGAGCCAACCAATAATAAACCACATTGATCCAATAATAGACAAGTACGAGGTGTCTGGCGACAAAGCGATCCACCCAATAAGCACTACCGCCCCGACTTTCCATAAATTCAAGATGTTCGGTTTCATTGACTGATTGCTCGAAGTGTTCTTTCATTAAGTATACATGCCACTGACCACGCAAACCTAGAGATTCCCTTAAATGTAAGACACTCAAAAACGCAAAATAGGGTGCCCGAGCAATCTCCTCAAGCACCCAAAAACGTTGAAAGTGTCTACCTCTATAGAGATAGTCTATGATTGCAATAGTAACTGACAGTACGAACGTGTTAACCTTTTTCATGATAACCCCCTGGGTTATTGTTTTGGTTTATCCTTTGGTTCGATAGCAGATTGAACTGGAGGGGCAGTGTCTTCCTGTTTCTTGACTGCGGTCTTTCCGTTTCCATTTCCACCTGCCTTAGCAGGAGAAAGTCCGAAGGCCGCCAAAGAGCCGGAGAACACTGATGCAATGAAGGTAGGGTCAAAATCAAGAATTTTTTGACCGTTTGGAAGTCTGACGTAGCTAAACGTGAGAAGAGATGCGGACCAAATAAGTACGACTACTTTCACCAGATTACCAAGAACTTCACTCTTATCTTCATCATGGTCCTTATCTTCTACCTTAGCTGGTTTTGAACCACCCATATGATAGAAACAAGGCAGCTGTATTTAGAGAAGTGTGTAGTTATATATCCCTATTATATCTGGGATTACTAATATGGTTCTATTTCTGGATATTCAAAGTTTGGTATGATATTAGAGAAGTAATTAAAGTTTATTACAATTCTATATTTTTGATTTGTATGTGTACTTCCACAGTGTTTGATTCTTCCATCAAATATAACTAATCTATTTCCTACGGACTCTACTATTTCACCTGTTTCAAATTTAGTGTATCCGTCATTTGAATTAACATAATAAATTGCAGTTTTATATCCTGTAACATCTCCGAAATCGATATGCATTTTTGTTTCTAAAGGTACATGAGTAGCCATAGTCATATTTGCTTTTACTCTTAAATATGCACTTGCTTCTAGTCTATTTCTAATACCTTTAGTTAAATCCCAATGTTTACTAGCTATAGTATCCTGTGCATGAAAATGATGACAAAGTTGACAATTATGTGGATGGTCATTAGGTAATTGATTTTTAAGATTATCACCCACATAATGTCTGACTTTGGTGACTGCAAAGAACCACGCAAAGTCATCACCGATCATGGTAGTCCACAATCTTTCATAATCTTCTTCAGATAAAACGTTATCAATTATCTCCATACTTAATTGACAATTGGCATTTATATTCTTTAGATGTCATTTTATATCGAGTCACATACTTCTCGACATGTTCTTGGCATTGGAACCAACAGGTTTTTCCTTCCTTACGATCATCAAGTCGCCATGGAAAGGTAGGTGCATGAGGGAAGAGTGCATCATCTTTAGACTTAGTAAAGACAAACTTAAAGTCTTCTTTCTTGGTCTTGCGAGGTTTCTTGGTAGTCGAAGTCTTCTTGTTCAGAGTCTTGACGTTTTTTTCGAGAGCCTTTTGAGTCCGTACCATCAGTTGACGAAGTTGTTTTCACGTAACCATTCTAACGTTAGAGGGGTGGGTTTGTAAACCTCCCACATGGAACCAGTCGCACATGCTTCCAGTGCATCTTGTGTCATACCTTCGGTCTTCCCTGCCCAGGTTGCTTCTTTCTCCCAGGGTTGTGCGTGAGGAGGGTATGTACGCTTGACCATCTCTTGCCAGATCATAGGAACTTCGTCCTCTGGTTTGATGATGGCAATCATAGAGTTCTCGATAGAACCTGCCATACAATCTTGTGCGGCATGCCAACCTTCATGACGAGTGACACTCATAAGAACATGAGGTCGATGCATGTGAGCACGATTAAGAAAGAAGTTGTTGGAAACCGTATGATAAACACCTCGGTGTCCAACAGGGAACCACTTTTCGTCGGCTAGAAAGACACCAACTCCGACCTTATTAAGTGACTTGACGATTCTATCGAACTCCACACTAATACGACTAAAATCAGTATCAGGATAGAAAGTCCGCAGATCGCTGCTAGATTTGATTTCGTAAACACCGTCTGTACATTCGCGAAGTAACATACAGCCCATCGAGTCGTAGGTCTTAAACCCTTTTATCTTTTCATGAGCTAAGACACTATTCCCGCTCAGGAGCGTAGTACTTAGAATAATCGAGGTCAAAGCACTTTTCAAGGGTGTAGACAGTTTCACGTTTGGTCTCCTTCAAATAATTCTGAAAATGTTGTTCAATGTTGTTGGTATGATTATTACCTTGACTTACCCAGTCATGGCAAAATTCATAGACAGAACGGCAATGTTCTTCTAGATGATGACTTAAAGCACGAAAGACCGCAGCACGCATCTGCATACGGTCATCGGCATAACGCCAGTCTTTTGGAAACTCGGACATTATAAAGAGGTGGGTCTGATACTATTATATATGATCCTACTCAGATCGCAAGTCATGTTCATGATTCTCCAACTTTCCTTCAAGATGGGCAATCCGAACAAGTAATTTCATATGTTCTTCTTCCATTTCACCTATTCGTCGTTCTAGAATTTCAATCTGTTCTTTCTTTTTCATTAGTCCAATTCCCAACAAGTAGATCGTGCCAACTCTGGATTTTTTTGTAGTGCTCTATAGACATGTCCGTGAACATCTTGTTCTAAGGTGTGATGTGCTTTGGTGTGGAAAAATTCAATTACCCCAAGAGATCCACAGATCATTAGGTTTATAATCGTGACAGGGTGGAAAAGGTATCTCATAAAAAAAGGGGTCCGTAGACCCCTGTATTATATCACATTGTCAAGCGATCAGAAGTTGTACTTGACGCCGAGCTTACCACCAACTCCCAGATCATCCAGGAACTCGTCTTCTGCCGTGATGAAGCTGACCTCACCATATGCACTCAGTGCATCGGTGACGGGGATACCAACGCCTGCCTTACCAGACACACGGGTGGAGAGTTCTTCGCCATCTACAGATACGATAGCGGGGCCACCTTGGACATAGAAGGATGCACCAGAGTCACCCAGAGCACCTTCGTAGCCCACATGAGCGTCGGTAGTTGCTCCAGTGTAGTCGTCTCCAGCCCAACCAGCATTGGTTTCTACATTAACGTAGGGGCCGGCTAGGGCTGCAGCGGGTGCAAAGGCGATTGCAGCGGCGGCTGCAGCGATAGTCGTTTTGAACATTTTTGTTACCTCTTAAGTATATCTCGCAGAGTCGAACCTGCGGATGAAAGAAGACTCGACATGTCTTCGTATGTAAAGAATTGTCACATGTGACAATTCGATGTATTTATACTAACTTAAGAGGTATGGTTTGTCAAGCGGTTCGGGAACCCGAATCTAGGATCTGTTACCCCATTGGATCTCAGGGAAAGCATCCGATACGTTTTTCTTACTGATTTTATACTTGGTCTGTAGATTATGATCTTTTGTAAGCAAAAGAAGTTCTGCCTCTAGAGGATGAAGACCTTCCAGGATGTTGATAAACATAGTCTCCCTCTTCATAGAGGAAAGTCCATCATTACCACCTTTGATAAAATTGTAAAAATATTTGTATTCTTTTCTAATAGAAGTCTGTCCTTGATCCTGGGAACCCAATGATTGAGATCCCAGTTCATTCATCATGTTTACTGCAGTTTCAATCTTTTCACCCAATGTTCCAGAGTAAGAAGTTTGTTCTTTAGTACTAGCGTAAGGCGCAACACCTTCAGGAAGAAGAGAGATTACACTCTCATCAAAGTTCCAAATCAGTACAGTCTGCAAAGAAGGATCACCATATGTTCTCAATACTTGAGCCTTCTTTGCATTACTTTTTTGTTTTGATGCAAGATTTAGAACTTCAAAAGCGAATGGATTCGCTGGCAGTTTCTCGATAGTCTCGGAAACTTTAATCGAAGTAGCCATAATTTAAATCAGTTTCTTTTATTTAGTTCTCAAATCGTGGGTATAATTGTCCTATCTGCGGTCTATCTGGTTCATAAGCAGGAACTGCAGATCCAATCGGGCCCATGAAAATATTAACCACTTCACCTGGGGAAATAGTTCCATTGGTTGTTTCAAAAGTTGCAGATTCAACTGATGATGCAAAAGTTGCCCCAACACCTGGAGTACCATCCACTGCGGTTGTTAAGTTGTTGAGTGAATAATCAGCCATCAAACTACCCTCGCACAGAATAGAATACCCTTGGTTCTGTCATTGTTATCAGTATCATATGAACCAGTAATCACTTCATAAACCTCAGATCCACTGATAGTAACTGTGTCACCGTTCTGAATATTAGTAGATATTGCATTATAATCAAATTGGATTAATACAAAATCATCTGGTATATAATAAGGACAAGGTAACATTTTACTGCATAAAGGTAGTCCTTTAATTACGCTATTAGAAGATGCACTAGAGGGTATATCATTCGCAACATAAGTGGCATTATTGGAAGTCATGCGATCGGCATATCTTTCATCACTTGAATCTGGTCTGTAATATAATCTTGAAGCATAAACGTCTGGACCCTCAGTATGAGTACTTGGCTCATACTGGTCAAAAGTATACCAATCCTGATTTCCAGCATAACCTCTCATAGCACTTCTCTTAGCAGCACTAGGATCAAGATTTATAAGATAAGTATAAAACTTTAAATAAGGAGCGTCATTATCAGTACTGAAGTTTCCTGAACTATATGCATCTACTCTAGTAATAGTTCCCAAATTATAATGATCCAAATCAATTACACTTGATGTAAAGTTGTGGAAGAAGAAACAACCTCCAAGGTTATCATTAATGTCTGAAGAAGATAACGTTGGAGACTTCCATATAAAAACAACAAAGTTTGGATCGATTGTAGATTTGTATATCTTTAAATTCAATTCATAAGAGGTATAATTTGTTGGAATGTCACACAATTTTTGATAATTGACATGTCTCATTCCTAAGTTAGTACCATCCATATAATAATTATTAAGCATACTTTCATATGGGTTCATGATATCACTATAATCACTACCGTCTAATAAGTATGATCCAGCCCATCTTTTCCCATACCCATGGCCACCCAAATAATCTTTATCATCCATACCATCTTGATAATATGCAGGATATCTTGTTTTAGTATCGACAGGCATCCAACCAGTATATCCATTGGTATATAACGCACTACCATTAGCATGGTAGATCATATGATAAGTTGTTCCAAATTCTTTACTAGTGTCTACATCTAGTTTAAGTACTCTACCAGCAGAATTAGTATCTGCTTCTGGATTTTGATCGAACCAACCAGTAGTAGATCCATAACTTACAGGAGTAATAACTTCAGGAGAAGCAGGTTCTACAATAATTGTAGTATAATCTTCGTTCTCACAATATCGTCTAACAAAGAAATAAGTTCCGGCTTCCCCAGCGCTTGGAGTCCATGAACTAGTAATACCAGTGGCAATGGTTTGACCAAACGACCAGACGATTTCAGTATTTCCAATACTAACAATCTGAGATGTAGGCCTATCGTCGATATATCTGGTTAGACCCATATAATCATAGGAACTAGACTCATCAGTAGTATTATTATGGAAAGATATAGTATCACCTTCAGTAAATACATACGTTCTATCAGTTCCAATAGACTGATACCCATTTTTATCATAACCTCTAGATTGAATAGAAGTACCACCTGCGCCCGTAAAGGTTAGAGCATAACCAGATCCGCCACCAATATTTGCATCAATAACTAGTGTCAGTTCCATATTACTGGCACCATTTATCGATCCACCAATATCTTCTGCACTTAAAGTTACTACCTCTCCTCCAGTATATCCATAACCAGGGCGATTGACAGCAATTCCCTTAATATAACTGCCGCCATCATCTCTAGTAATATAAAATGACGCACCTGTTCCTATTCCACTTGTAGAAATAGGTCTTACATCCTGATAATATCTGTCATTTGATATAGAGACTTGACCTCCACCATTAAATGTGGAAACTCCAACTACGAGGCCGCTTAATGGTTCTCCGTGAAATTGAGCAATACTTAATCCAATTCCCAACAGGTCTAGAGCTTCATCCCGAGTCCAAGTTCCTGCGTCTGCAGTATTGATGCCTACTGTGCTAATTGATACAGCCATTTCTTATTAAGCCTCCAGTTGAAGAATAGTGAGGTTTGCGGTAATTGTTTGCGTTGAACCAGAAAGGTTTTTGATTGCCAAGTAAATAACATTACTAACGGGATCGTCCATATTTCCACCCATAGCAAAAGGAGTAATCATTTGTTGCGTAGAAATTCCAGTGGTTACCACCTCTGCAATTACGCCACTTCCTGGTGATGGATCTTCTCCAACAGATCTAGAACTGTCATTAGCTCTAGATGTACTATCAGTATATATTCTAATCCAAGCTGCAGTCGATACACCTACCTTCATTAAGGTATATGCTTTAAATCCTGCAGCAGTAGTAAACCCAACCGCATCATCTGCGATTGAAGTAGTTGATGCTGAAACGATGGTTCTACTTTGAAGCGAACCACCTGATGCAGTGACAGTAACAACACCAGCAGATACTGGTGATACTGCCAATCCATCTCCAAAGTTGACGGTTCCAGCAGAACCAACAACAGAGTCACTATCCTTAATTTCAATACCAGTTCCAGAAGCAATAACTCCGATCAGATTAGAACCATCAATCGCAGGTAGTGCTCCTGTAAGTTGTGATGAAGGAATGCTGGTTAGTCCTGCACCAGAACCAACGAATGAACCAGAGAATGAAGTTGCAGTAATAACTCCAGAAACATTTACGTCATCAAGTTCACTATGACCCGTTATGTCCAGTCCATTAAAAATACCACTACCAGTTACGGTGAGATTTCCAGTTTCACCACTCAACCTCATTCTTTCAAATCTTTGATAACTCGTCCCTCTTCTATAGAAGATAAAGTCACCAATATCACCAGAAGAATATCCATTGGAATGGAACTCTAAGTCATATCTAAAATTAACACCAACTTTATTTAATCTAATGTTTGAATAGTAAGTAGAGTTTAAATCTGTAGAATTTGGACCAGTTAAATTAATCTCTCCAGCTTTGATGAGAGTTCCACCTAAATTAAAATTACGTCCAACAAGAATATTACCAGAAGGAACTGTTAACGCTGTTGTTAATCCAATTTCTACAGCAGTACCACCACTAGAAAATGTAGAAACACCAGAAACATTTAACTGAGTTAATCCTAAATGAGGATCAATAGATATGGTTGAGATTCCAACACCAAAGTTTGCATTAATACCAGAACTAAAATCAAATGTTCCAGCAACACCTAAAGTGTTCTGATTATTCAGAACATTAACACCAGTACCACTTGCAGTAACATTGATTAAGTTACTACCGTCGATGACAGGCAATACTCCAGTTAGTTGTCCTGCAGGAATATTTGTGAGTCCAGTAGCAGATCCATGGAAAGATGTTGCGGTCAAACTACCACCGACTGTTACATCTTCATTTGAAAGAACAGTAGTATTAATACCAGTGCTCTTACTTCCGTTTGAGTAGAATCTGATGTCTCCCTGTCCATCAGAAATTACAACATTATTTGATGAATTGATAATACCCAAATCAGTGCTATCACCATTGAATCCACCGAGAACTACGTTATAAGATCCAGTGTTTATTTTCTCACCCGCTCTGATACCAAGTCCAACGTTGTATGCACCACTAGAAACATTTTTAAGTGCAAACTCACCCACACCAATGTTTCTACCAGAACCACCAGTCATGGACTGAAGAACTTGGTCACCGATTGCAATATTTCTAACTACAGATCCAGATAGTGCGCCATTACCAAATCTGATATTTGCATCAGCATTTGCTTGGATTCTTCCCTGACTGATTGTGGTTACCCCACTTACACTAAGTTGAGTTGCGGTTGCAATACCACCAGTCAAGTTATTTGCAGAATCAATAGATCCAGAGAATCCACCAGTTGCGGTAAGAATACCACTGACTAGTGCATTACCTCTTACATCGAGAGCTTGCAGTGGATTTGTGGTTCCGATGCCTACACTCTGTTCTTTAAGAGCAAGGGATGGTCCATTACTTCCATAAAAAGTTTCACCCTCACTATTAACAAATACTATGTCACCTTTACGATTATTGATGACTAGACCATCACTGGTAAGTAATCCAGTATCATCGAAGTAAACATTTCTATCATGAGTAAATGTAGTTTTTCTGGTGTCGTCGTTGTCATCTCTTAATGTTAATGTATCAGTTATTGTTGCTGCAGTAGAAACGATAGATGCAGTGTCCGCAGCACCAACATTAACAGTTACAGTGACAATACCAGCGGATGCTGGAGATATATCCAAACCTGTACCAAAGTCAATAGTTCCTGCAGTTCCAACAACACTTCCAGAATCTTTAACTTCAATTCCTGTACCAGAAGCAGTAACCCCGATTAGTCCAGATCCATCACCAACAAATTTGGTTGCAGTGACTACACCAGTAACATCTATACCACCAGTGGTTGTTTGTAACTTAAGATTACCTTCATTATACAAATATGCAATTCCACTTCTAAACCATGCAGCTCTTGCATCAGTATCATGATTTAGAATCTCTACACCATTATCACCCATTAGAACTACTCTTCCACTAGTTCTATCATTCCTTAGAGTTAGATTATTTCCACCATAACTCAAGGATGAATTACTCGTTAGATTAAGAGTGGCAGTTGTAGCCGCATCTAGTCCAATTTGGAATGCTCCGTCAACAATACCATCACCCTTTACCGTAAGAGTTGATGTAATGGTTGTAGTTCCAATACCTACAGAAGAAGATGTACTGATACCTGATGGATGATTAGACCACCTATTTCCCCCAAGAGCTCCACCAGAAATACTTACAGTAGATATTCCAGTGATTCTTCCATTAGAATCAACTGTTACTGTAGGTACTGTGTATGCATCACCGAAAGTTCCTGCAGATGCTCCAGTAAGATTCGTTAGACTTGCACCACTAATTGCAGGTAAAGCTCCAGTAAGATTTGATGCAGCAAGAGATCCATCAAAAGATCCTGCAGTAATAATACCACTGGTGTTTACACTAGAGTTTGATTCTAAAGTATCAGAGAAATCTGATCTAGTTGCTCTTGGTGCAACAACCTGTTGAGAATAAGATAGGATTGAGTATGCATTGGTATCGATACCAACGATCCAGTCACCAGAATATACACTGGAAATACCAGGTCTAGAGTAAGTTGCAATACCAACTTCTGTTCCACCTACTGAAACGATATAATAATCACCAGTGTTAATACCAGATACTGCAAGTGTAGATCCAACAGAAATACCTCTTGCTTGTCCGACAAGAGTCAATCCAGTTACAACACCAGCAACAGCATCGTAGAATCCTACAATGTTCAGATTAGTTCCAAGTGCATTAACTTCTGCCTGAACTCCTGCAAGTCCAACATCCGTAGCAATACCAGTTAAGTTAGCACCAGAAATTGCAGGGAGAGCACCAGTTAATTGTGCAGAGGGTATATTAGTTAATCCAGCAGCGGAACCATGGAAAGATGTTGCCGTTACCACTCCAAGTACAAGATCTGGAGCTCCAGAAATATTAAAAGCAGTTGTTGCAAATGAAGCTGTAGAGGCAGTTCCTGTTAGATCTCCCGTGATAACACCACCAACTACTAGGTTTCCAGTAATATCAATCTGACCAGAGATATCAATATTACCAGTTCCGTTAATAGTTCTAGTATTGAGATCTAAATTACCACCAAGTTGTGGAGTAGTATCTCCAACAATTTCTACAAGACCACCAGTTGATGTGACAATAAAATTGCCGGCAGGGGATTCAAATACAGAAATTCCCGCACCGGCTTGAATATTTGTTATAAACCCTACTAAATTTCCAGCAGTTTGGAATCCTACTAGATCCCCATCCGTTGCATATCCTACAAGAGCAGTGTTAGTAATATAACCAGCACCGTTGGTTAACTGATTAGTATTGGTTGGGATTGTTGGTAGGTTGTTTAGATTATTATAATTTAAGTAAAATGAAGCAGGTTGCCCATTTAAATTTTGTGCATTCGTTGCAATTCCCGCAGTTTGTGCAAACCCTGCGGTAGTAGCAGTACCAATGGTTAATTGGGATAAATTAAAACCATCACCAAAACTTTGATATATCTCATTAAAGTTACTATTGATCTTCTGAGCGCCATCTCTTAGGGAATCACCTGTTCCATCATTTGGCTGAGATCCGATATCAATTGTCTGCTTCGCCATTCTGGGTTACAGGGACTATACAACACTATAATGTATTTAGTCCCCGCAGAATCAGAGTTGGAATCCAGCAAAGGTATCTTTTTTAACGTCCTGTTTGATGCCACCGACAACGTATGACTCAACTTCTGTCTCTTGAGGAGCGACTTGGAGACCCTTTGAAGAGATCCAATGTTCAGTCCAAGGAAGAGGATTATTTTTAGCAGGAATATCATAAATGGGTTTCAAACCAATCGCCTTCATACGACGATTTGCAATCCACTCAACATACTGTGCGAGGAGTTTATCATTCAAACCGATCATAGATCCATCTTTGAACAGATACTCAGCCCATGCCTTTTCTTCCTCAACAGTTCTCTTGAACATGTCGATAATTACGGATTCCTCTTCCTTAGCAATCTCTTCCATTTCTGGATCATCCCCTTCGCGCCATTTGTTGAGGATGTTTTGAGTAATGACAAGGTGCTGATTTTCGTCTCTTGCGATGAGAGAGATAATTTTAGCGGATCCTTCCATAAGTTTGAGTTCGCCAAACGCAAACGAGCAAGCGAACGAAACATAGAACCTGATGCCTTCGAGAATATTGACATTGGCGACAGCACGATAAAGTTTTCTCTTCAGTTCTTTTGATTCCCATTTAGCAGTAGGAGAATCCTTGAAGTCTCCTCTCCACATATTACCAGTGTCATACTGGTGTGCCGCTTCGACAAATTCATTGTATGCAGAAGTTACCGATTCTGCACGAGCAACAATCTTGTCATCATCCAGAATGTGATCAAAAACCTCACCAGGATCAGGATATACATTCTTGATGATGTATGTGTATGAACGAGAGTGGATCATCTCCATAAACTCCCATACAGTCATGCACGCCTCTAGTTCAGGGAGTGAACAGTAAGGGATAAAAGCCATCCCAGGACCACGCCCTTGTACAGAATCCAGCATGATCTGGTATTTAAGATTGCTGGTGAAGATGTGTTTCTGTTCTGGTGCAAGAGTCTGATAGTCACCGCGATCTTTCTGGAGAGAAACCTCTTCGGGTCTCCAGAAGTAACCGAGTTGTTGTTGAGTGAGTTTATCAAAGACTGGATACTTGTATTGGTCATATCTCTGGATTCCCAGAGGGGCGCCAAAAAACATTGGTTGTTTCTTGGCGTTTACGTCTGTAGATGTGTTTAATACGGTCATACCTTCAACTGACATTTAATTCCTCGGGGGTTGTGTTTAGATCTTGCAAGATTCGCAGTCGTCATCACTAGTTTCCATGATCAACTGTTCCAAAGCTTTAAGTTGATCTTCTTTTGTATCCTCTTTTATTTCATCTGTTTTGTTATCGTAGGTATTCTGATAATAGGAAGTCTTCCAACCATACTTATATGTTTTCAAGAAGTCCTGTGCCATTACTGAGACGGGTACTTCATTGTCGGGATAGTTCTCTGGATTGTAGGACCAGTTTCCACTGATCGCTTGGTCAAAGAACTTTTGCATGACAGCAACAACATTGATATACCCAGTATTATCAGGCATGTCCCAGAGGAGAGTATAATTGCCTTTGTAGGTATTATACTGAGGAACGATCTGTTTAAGAGGTCCCTTTTTACTCTTCTTAATGGACAGGTATCCGCGAGGAGGTTCGATTCCGTTTGTGGCATTAGACACAACGGAACTGCTCTCCGATGGCATCTGTGCGGACAATGTTGAGTGCCGTAGTCCGTGGGTGGCGATAGATGTTCTAAGACCCTCCCAATCATAGTTCAACTCCTTAGAAGTGATCTCATCAACATCACTCTTGTATGTATCAATCGGAAGTTTTCCATCAAAATACTTCGTTCGATTGAAGTCGGTGCAAGGACCTTTTTGTTCTGCAATTTTACAGGAAGACTTAAGGAGGTAGTATTGGAATGCTTCGGTCAGTTCATGAACTCGATCCCAAGCTTCTTGAGAATCATACTTAAGACCGTTCTTCGCAAGGAAGTGTGCAAGTCCAATGAATCCAATACCAAGAGAACGACGTGCCTTTGTTGCAAGTTCTGCAGCAACTACAGGATAGTCTTGATAATCAATCAGTTCTTCTAGACCACGGACAGAAAGATCGCAGAGTTCTTCAAGTTCATCGAGATTCTTGAGTTTACCTACATTCACTGCGGAGAGAACACAGAGAGCAATCTCTCCAGATGCATCATCAATATGTCCGATAGGATCTGTGGGAAGAGTAATCTCTTGACACAGGTTAGACATATTCACCTTATCGATGAACGAGGAGTGGGAGTTGCAGTGGTCGATGTTCATGATATACAAACGACCAGTCTCTGCACGTTCTTTTAGGATGTCCAGAATGAGTGCTTGAGCTTTGATAGTCTTCCTCGGAATCCGTCCATCAGATTCATAACGTGTATAGAGATCATCAAACTCGTCAGTGCCAAAAGCATCGTACAGACCTGGGACATCGTGAGGACTGAATAGGGTGATGTCTCCATCTTGGATGAATCGTTCGTAGAAGATCTTTGAGATTTGGATTGAGTAGTCGAGTTTTCGGACACGGTTATCCTCGGTTCCTTTGTTGTTCTTAAGGACAATGATGTCTTCTATCTCTTGATGCCAGATAGGAAAGTGGACAGTCGCTGACCCACCTCGGATGCCGTTTTGTGTGCAGCATCGGACAGTTGATTCAAACTTTTTGAGGAAGGGGACCACACCTGTGTGTTGAACCTCTCCGTCTCGGATCTTAGCGTTGATGCCGCGGATTC